TCCGATCTGTGCCCTGACCGGGCGTGAACAGCGAGGTCGGCACGCCGGTGAAGATTGGAGAGTCGATAGGTACACCAGTTCCCCAAGCTGGCCCCTGAATGCCGGGAGGCCCCTGAATTCCTGTCTGACCGGTCAGCCCCGGTTGACCGGTGACGTTGATGTTCCATGCGGTATGCGAGCCGACGCCGCTTGCCAGATCGACCGCAACAGTTACGTTGATTTCATCCCATGCGATGATGACGCCTTCCATCCACGTGGTAGTTCCAGCGGTCGCATCTGTGGAAGCGGCGCGCACACGCATGCCAATACGAAAGCCGACATTGGCCTCGACGATCACCCAGACGTAATTCGGATTCGGAAACGGCGGCGGGCCGGGCGGGATGCTTATGATTGTCTCGCTCGTTCCGGATATGATTTGCCCGCTCGGCGCATAGGGCGCCGCAACGACTATCGCACTCGGTTCCAGCGATGGTGAGATAGAAGTGATCATCTCGTGATGCCTTCAACGATAGTCAATTCAATCACAAGGCAACGGCGTGTCATCCCATCGGCGGTCGCAACAACATCGGCGACATATACCCCCGGCGGGCGTAGCAGCATGGTTTCTGCCGGAGTAGAGAACAGCAGAAAGCCGACATTTGGGAACGCTCCCACCGATAGCGTGTGGTCGTCAGTCGAAGCGGTCATCACCACTTCATGATCGGTGGCGCTCCTGCGGACGTACATGTTGAAATCTATACCGCGCAGGTCTAGTTGCTCTGGCGGGACGCCCATTGTTGGCGATCCTGTGCCGCCTACCTGAAACAGAATAGACTCGACCATATCCTCGTTGTTGCCGGTGAGGATCGACATTTGCGTCAACGGCAACGCGAGGATGTTGGTCATGACTCATTGGGCTCAAAGCGAGATCGGAGTAATCGGAGCTGGCCAGTATTGATCATCACATGGATTGGTCGGCGCATTCGTTTTGACCGTATCCGCGGCGGAATTTACCGCTGTGATGTAGTCTGTACCGCGCTGGATCTCGGTGTTCTTGTCTTGCTGATCGGGAGGCCAAGTCGTTACGTCGGAGCCATAGGATAGGATGTCGTTCTGTCGCAACAGCGATGCAGAGGCTTGCATCGTCGAAGGAAATACATCATTGATGCGTCGCGTTGCTTCGGAATCAACCACGGTGTTTAATTGATCTCTCCAATTCTGTAACAACATCATCGGTGGTCCAGCGTTTATGTATTGTTGATCTATCCCGCGCATGTAGACAGGAATGGTGCCATCCGGGGACGTCTTATGCGCATCCGCTGGCAACGCCACGCCTTCCTCGTAAAGAGCTATGATCGGGCTGTCGCCGTTTTGAACTATCGTCCTCACAAATACTTGCATGTCGTAATGCTCCTAAACCGGCCCTGGGAAGTAGCCTGCGACATAGTTGATATACCCACCGGCATTTCCCACTGTGTTCAGCACCGGCGAGCTGTAGTTGAAGTTGCAGCCGTTGACGTAAAGAATCCCGTTGACAGCGGCATTAACGTCGAGCTGGCTGTTGCCGAGGATATTAGCGCCGTAAATGCCACAAGCGGAGCCCTGACCGGATCCGACTCCGAGAGCATTGTAGTTGATCTGGGAAATTGGCTGGCCACTAAGCGGCGGGACGTTGTAGATGACCGAACCACCACTGGCGGACATTCCAGTGCCATTGGAAGAACCGATTGATATGCAACCACGCTCGATGCGAATGTTGCCATTTTGACTCGCTATCCAACCGCAGATCTGGCAGCTCGACGCCGAGCACATCGTCATGCAGCGAATATACCCGGCGTTGATGCAGCTAAATCCTTCGGTCAATCCCCACGTCGCGATATTACCTATTCTGACCGCCGTAGCGTTGACGAAGATGCCGTTGGTTCGCCAAGGATTGTTGCCGGGGTATACGTTATCAGATGATATCAAGATGTCCTGAATTTGAGGAGCACCAGGACCAAGGTTGATGATGCCGGAAGCGTAGCCCGCAATGCCACCATTGCCTAGATCGCGAGGCTGAACCACCACGATCTCCGTGCCATATCGCGTTCGCAACATGGCGATGTTGTTGGCAGAATCTGAACCAGCTCCAGTTGCGAAGAAATCGCTGTAGAGCGGGGCTGCGGCCTTCATAGTTCCTTTGATGATGATCTGATCTGCGTCTCTATGATAGATGGAGAACGGCAGATAGGGCGACGAGCTAGTCGCAAGTTGAATCGTTACATATGCAGTTGGCGAGATCGCCTTGCGCGTGAGCGCCGCCATCACCGATGCAACTGTCGGCCAGCGCGTAGTCGGAACGTTGAACGTGCAATTTGCCCCGATTGACGGATTGGGCCGAACGTAAAAGTTCGTGCCATCATAGTTGAACTCGACCACGTCGCCAGCGACGATGTCACCGGGAAGAAGATCGCTGCCGTCTGGTGCCTTGACCGGCTTCGGAGGAAGCGCATTGACCGTGAGCGTGGTCACGTCAGTGACGCTGTTCTTAACCTTGACTAGGAGAACAGCCCCAGCGTTCAGCACGGTTATCGCAGGGCTGAAAGGACCGATGATGTTGTTGACGGTTCCCGTGTCCACCACGTACGGGATGTTGACGTTGACGTAGTTGATCGTGCCGCCGCCTCCAGCGCCGCCAAAGTTTACGAGCTGCCACGCGGTCCCATCCCAACACACCTCGATGATGGAGCCGGCGCGTATCTCTGCGTTGCCTGGACTCGATCCATCCATCTTTCGGATAGGAGCAGCACCCGCCCCGGCATCTAGCGTCATCGATGTGTGAGTTACATCGACAAGATTGTCGTGGAGAACGCGAACACGCAGAGGAAGCCCGAGCGTGTAAGCTGTTATCGCAGGCGAAAGAGCAACGACGAGAGCATTGACCGCACCCGTATCGGCGGCAAAGTTCATCGCTTGGCTTCGGGTCCCCTTGGCCAGTTGAAATAGATCGCTGTCGGCCGGATCGATCAAGCTGGAATTGATCAGATTGACGATTTCGCGCTGCGGATACTCTATGCTCGCAGCCGGCGGAATTGAACCTTGCAGACCAATCTGCGGGTTCCCGTTCACGTACCCCGCATTTGGATCAGATACTCCCCAAGGCGCTTGGTACTTCACGATTCCACCTGTGCTTTCTTCGAAATGAGCCGACCTGTTTTTGGATCACGATTGATCGAAGCAAGGCGACGCTCACGATTATGTTGCCAGTCTGATAACTGTACGATGCGAGCTTTTTCTGATGTGAAACTTCCAGAATTTGCGCGATACCCTTTTCTGTTTCGTTCTCTTTCTATTTTTCGTTCCCAAACGCCGTTGACGAATGCAAGCTTGCGATGCTCGATCTCTAATTGCTTTGCCACCTTTGCACGATAGACCGTCATCCGTCGCTCGTCGTTCCAAATCCGTTTTATTAGTTCGTCTTTGCGCGTATCCCACATTGATTGCGCAACATGTGATCTGATCGCACTGTTTTGCTTCCGCGCCTGCATCGCCTTTCTAAATTCAGGATTTGCCCAACTTTCGGAACTGTATCCTTGCCCTCCGGGTGCTTTATTCCAGAGACCTGGGCGCTCCGCTATTTCTGCGATCTCACGCTCGAATGCTTGTGCATCCGTGAGACCTTCAGCAATCTTGATTACCTCTATTGACGCCCCATTGAGCCATGCTTTTGTGAGGCGATTGTAAAAGTGAGTTGTCGTAACCGTCTCGCCGACGGCACGACGTCGCGCTATGCGTCGCATCATCTTGAAATGAAATTGCGTGCGGTTGCCATGGCCTTTCCCGATGTATCGGATCACGCCATCCACCACGATCGCGTAGACGTACGCTGACTTCATGGTGTTCCTGCCATTGATCCGCCGTAGAACAGGCTCGAATAATCATAGACGAGTTCTGTATGAGCCGGACGCCATCGATCTAACAAACATTCAAGATCAGACTCTACACCGATGCGCAAATGCGGATCGACGCCGCATTGACTGACACCGCAGCGAAACCATATGAGCCGCGCCTGTCCGGCATGCGCGGTCCAGTAGAAGCGAATTTCTGGCGGCCCTATTTCCCAGCGGAAATGCTGGTCGTCCTCGCCGTCTAGAAGATTTTGCTGGCGCGTGTCACCGACTCGGCTGACGCCAACCATGAACGGCGCGTGCTCGGTGATCTTGATGTCATGGCCGACCCACGCCGCCATCCTTATGAAGAACTCTCGCGACTGCTCGCCGAGAAGCGTCATCTGAAGAATGAGCATCTTGCGACGTTCGTCGAGCGTTGTCGTGTCCGGATAGCACGGGTCTGGAAGACCCCAGTTGCGCTCCCAGTCTGGCAAGAGTTCAATTGTCTTACGCGGGTCGCTTTCTACTTCGAGCAGGTCGCCGGCGCGCGCATCAACTATTTGCGTTGTACCCGCAACGTCACTCGCAGGCTCTACACCGGGCGAGCCCCATATTTGCGCGAGTCCTCTCATCACGCGCATAAGGACCGTGTCTTCTTCGCGCGGCCATGCAAAGCCCCGCGGCAGAAGATAGGTCAATGCATGCGTGTAGTCGGCGCCAGAGCGCCGCATATGCCGGTCGCGCGGCAGATCATCTAAGCTCATTGCTGCGGGGCCGGGGCCAGGGGCGGAGGAACGATAGTGTCAGGATAAAAGATGTTTCCCAGAACCGGCATATATCCGGGGTACGGCATCAGAACGTGCGGCAAATCGGTCATGTCGCGGGGAAGCGTCAGGCTTAGATCAAACGCCGTGATTCCAGACGCGCTCGCGATCGCGGTGCTGGACCATTCGCGATACCACGTTGTCCCGGGAATGGCCTGGGTGAGGAACGCTTCGATGAGTCGATCCTGCGCGCCGGCATGCGTTGCTGCGGTGTCAGGCGACAAATTGGAAATATGATGATCTATCGGATAGGCGATCGGTGCCACGATGAAAAAATCCTTGATCGCGACCGGACGAACGGAGTCGAGATATTCCTTCACGGCCGCAATGTCGTTAGCTGTCGGGAAGCCACCACTGCTCGCGCGTAGATCGTCCATCATGAAGCGAATCGTCACGGTGCCGATGCCCATCTCGTTTGGGTAGGACCATGCCCGCGTGACTCCGGGAACGGCCAAGGTCCATTGAATGTAATCTTTCGCATCACCGCCCATCGGCGGCTGCTGAATGCGGAGCAGCACCCGCGCGCGAAGCTCGTCATCGGTCTCTGGATCAGCGCCGCCATCGACACTGACGACAACGGTCTCGCTATCCACGCCACTTAGAAACGCGTCGAACGTCAGAATATCTCCGGGCGAGCGATTGCTCACCGAGCCGCCATCGAGAGCGCGCACCGGCACCGGCGTCGGCCCATCGCTCACGAAGGTCTGTGCGGTCACCTCGTACTGAATTTGCCCTTGCTCTGATCCGCTCGTGAGCGTGGTTGCGTTCGGGATCACCGCGCCAAGCGTGCCGGTCGTGTTAACTGTCCCCTCGGCGAGCGTTGCCTGCTTGCGTCCGATCGTGCCGTCGCTGTTGGTCAGCCAAATCTGACCGTGACGGTCGAGCCATTCCGTCTCTGCGGTATCTGGAAGAAGCTGAAGGCTCAACCAATCAATATATTCGAGGACCAACCGCGCCAATCCGGCCATCGCGTCGGACATGACGCGAAGCACGCTGTTCGGAACAAGCATCGCACCGCTCAAAAAAGCGGTGACGTTGTCGCGCATCATCTGACGCGTCTGCTTCAACGTGGGCGTAAACCAAGGCACTTTGTGAGTGTTCCTGCTAAGCGAGAGGACTCATCTCTTGCCACAGACCGGCATAGCGCAGCTCGATCGCCGTCTTCGGCCCGCGATACAAGATGACCTGCACGTCGATGCGCGAGTAATTGCCGCCCAGGCTCCTTGAGGCGACAACTTCAACGTCGCTGCACAGCCTCTTGTCGATGAATGGTTGCAGACATTGCTGTGTGTAATACTCCGCGCGCGCGAGCGTGGAGCCGTAGCGATAGTTGATGTCCGTGATCTTGCCGCGGAACAGCAGCCAGATACGCGAGCCGATCGGCCAGCCGTCCCAGATCTCCGCCGCGTCGAGATCGCCCCACCATCCGCGCCGATCGTCGTCCGGTGGGAGCCCCGGCAGCTCGTCGTCCACCAACGCAAGGCCATCCGTCGCCAGCGCAACGGTCACCGCTGTCGCCAGCTCCTCGGTCTCGTCCAGCATGCCGGCCGGCGTCAGCAGCCAATCCATGGAGACGATGACTGGGATGCGCTGCGCAATCTCGACGATCCTGATATCGGTCATGAAGGCCAGCCCGTTGTCACGTCGTATGCGATCACCGCTGCCACCGTCGTGAGCGCATTGATCGCGTTCGTCTTGGCGAGCTGCGTGTTCTGCAACGTTGTCCGTCGCTGCTGAATGCTCGCAATCAAAGATCGCATGCTGGCCATGCTCATCCGAACCATCACGGTCGAGTTCAGCGGCGGCCAGTCTATCGGTGGCCCGGCCACAGCGGCGGGCGCGGTAATCGGGTCCTTTTGCATGCTCACGTTCGGCTGCTGAGTGACACCGCCGCCGTACACGGAATAAACATAGCTTGTCGAAGGCCCCCACGACCCTGCCAACGGCGGACGGGTCCCGCTGTAGGGCCAACTTGCTGAAAAGTAGTTCGCGATAGAGGA